TTTTTATACATACTTTTTAACGTTATAATTAAGATTATAGAGAGGGCTGTGTTGTGAAACGCGGTCCTCTTTTTTTTCGCGTGTGTGTATTTCATTTTCTCGCTGAAAAAAGAACGAATTACACACGGCACACACACTCACACACACGCTGATTATCAATGAGTTACGTAGACCACATTTACACACATCTTACACACATTTACACACACAAGCACTGTTTTTATAGCTATTTTACTCTATTTACACACAAATATAGAGATTACACACATTCTTCATCTATAAATAAATTTGTAATGTATTGAATATCAGTAACTTATAATTTTGTGTGTAGGTGTGTGTGCTGTGTGTAGTAAAAAACTACATCCTTATACAACAAGTCGTTTTCTTTTTGTACGAGGAAAAACGGCTTGTTTCGTGTATAACATACGCTTTTTTTTACTATATTTGCGACATTAAATATCCTAATTATGAGCGATTTCAATGTCTACATCAAACTTAAACCTTTTGTTCAGCAGTTCATTCAACACGATTTCGGCACTCCTGCAGTCTTTCCCGATAAAGGCCCTGAAAATTCAACGATTCATCATTTTGTAATGCGCCGTCCTGACGATAAGGCTCCTGATGTCGAGGAGGACGGACTTACCCCTATCTCTATTCCAGACTCATGCACCAAGCCTGCACGCTATTATAACTATTTAACTCCGCGAGGAAAAAAGGCTGTTGCGGAATGTTGCGAGTATCTTTTTAAACGCGCGTTGTGGAAAGAACTCGGTGATATGAGCGATATAGGTTGTAATATGATGACGGCTATTTATGCGTGGTGTGAGCAGCATGGTATCTCTATAGATTATGCAGATACTATTCGTCAGCGCTGGTACCGATTACGAAATGCATATATCAAGAACAATATAGATCTGACCGAAAAAAATAGGCATGAAAGTTCTTTTTAATTTTTTAACAATAAAATAAATCTACGTTATACTGTTTTTTTTTCGCGCGCGAACACTCACAACGAATACATACAGTTACGTACTTTTTCAAACAAATACAAACAGATATGAAATTAAACACAATTATTCGCATTACGTTGATACCTGTAAAAAATATTACTTCGTATCGCAGACTTGACAGCTCTCATGTAGCTTTAACTCTTAAAACAGACATTGAGCCTTTGTCACATCTCAAAACACCTGCCTCATTATCTGTATCTTCTAAGGTAGATGATGGTTGCGTATCTTTCACTTCTAAGCTCGTTTTTTCAACCTTATGTGACATTGACTGCACACAGAGATATATTGCGTTGTGCGATACTTCTGCAGGTGAATGTATTGCTGTTGGTACAGATACGCGTCCTTATTCAGTAATTACCCGTGTTGAAAATCACCCCGACAGCCCCTCAGATAGTCAACTGAACACCTATACTCTAACGTACTCATCCGTCAACAAACCGCCTTTCGTTAAAATTTAGGTACTTTTATTCATATATCCTATAATATACCTTTGTGTCAAATAATTTAGAATATGGAATACAAATTCATTATTTCTGGACAAATAGGTGTTGCATTTGATTGGTGGACGGGTCAGCGAGGAACGACCGCTAAAATGGTCCGTGACTTCCTGAATGAACACCAAGACGAAGAAGTAGATATCGCTGTTTCTTCGCCTGGTGGTTATGTAGATGCTGGTCTTGAAATCTATCAGATGATTAAGGATCATGGCAAAGTGAATATTCACATTCTTGGTATGACTGCAAGCGCAGCTACTTTCTTGACAATGGGTGCGAAATCTGTCGATATGTCCGAGGGGTCTTTGATGCTCATTCATAATGCTTCAACGGCTGTGATGGAATGGCAGTCAGCTAACAAAGAGCAGCTTGATGAACTGATAGCAAAATATCAAAAGGAGCGTGATGATCTGAATACGATAGATAAGGTCATCGCTTCTCTCTATGCTAAGAAAAACGGCAAGTCGGTCGAGGACTGCATGGCTAAGATGCAAAAGGCGGCATGGCTTTCTCCTTCAGATGCACTTGAATTCGGTCTGATTGATAAGATTCGTGAAGATGATGATGCTGCACGTAAAGCTAATTCTATCCGCAACCATTTTAATAACAATATATTTCAAGAATTTGGTCTACCTCCTTTCCCTACAGCTACTGCTGATGAGGTCGTTGATGAGAAAGGAAATCCAACAAAATCGTTTATCCAAAAGTCGGTGGAGGCGGTTAAGGCTTTTTTCTCTAACAATCCCGCTAATTCTGTAAAAAACATGATTAAAATTTTTAAAAATGTCATGGACTTGCTGAATGTGAAAGACGGCTTCTCACCTGCAGAAGACGGTTCTATCAATCTCACGCAGGACCAGGTTAAGACTGTCGATGACCGTCTTGGAACTTTGCAGAAAGACCTTGATGCTGCCAACACAGCTAAGGACGATTTGCAAAAGCAGCTTGATAAGGCAAATGCCGACCTCGCTGCAGCGAATGAAAAGTTATCTAATCTTTCTAAAGCTCCGGGTGCAGAAACGAAGAACAACGCTCCTGGCACTGTAGAAGATGAGGACGAGCTTAGCTTTGTCAACAAAGCTCGTGAAATGTATAACACTGTAAAAGATCTCTAAACATGGCTAAAGTAACTATTACTCCTGAAGCACTTGCTAAGAGTGCTGCTTCTTTCCGTCGCGAAATTCTGATGATGCCAGTCTTTTCACTCGGTGAATTCTTGAAGCATGTTACCGTGCGCACGGGTATTCGCTATTCGGAGACCGTTGGTGAATTGACCGGTGACATGCAAATAGGTCCTTACGATCAGAATAGAGAGGATGACGAGGATGTAAGCATCGTTGCACGTACGCTTTACACCTATTTCGGTAGCGTAGTAAAGAACTTCTCTCCCAACTCTGTATATCAGTCAATCTACGGTTCTGCACTCACTAAGGGTGAGGGGTTGAAGACAACTGATATCACAAGAACTGTGCTGAACTATCTCTCCTCTAAGGTCGGACAAAACTTATACAAGAGTGTTTGGAAGGCTAAGCGCTCAGATACAGGTACTAAGACGATTGAACTTTTCAACGGCTTTGATACCATTACCGCGGACGAAATTACGGCTGGTAACATCGCAGCTGGTAAGGGTAATTTCTTGCAGCTTGATGTCACAAAGATTGACGCGACGAATGCTGTCGATACGTTGAAGAAGATTTGGCGTGCTGCTAATGAGCACTTGCGTGATCAGCAATGTAAGCTTTTCGTTCCGCCTTCAGTGCTCGACGCTTACAACGATGACTACAAGACTGTTACGGGCGCTATCCCTTACAACTTGCAGTATAAACAGACTTTCGTCGAGGGGTCTGAAAATCGTTGCGAAATCGTTGCGCTTGCTAACAAGAGCGGTTCTGACTTCATTCATCTGACAACAAAGAACAACATGCTGGTTGGTCTCAATCAAATGGGTGAGGATGAAACTGTTGCAGTTGAAAAGCATAAAGCATTCGTACTGCAGTTCATCATGACGATGTTCTTCGGTTGTCAGTTCGAGTCTATTAGCCCAGAGCGTTTGCTTGTTGCTAAGTACAAGGCTTAATATTTAATCTCTAAATTCTAAGAATATGGCTAAAAGTTGTACAGATATGGCCGACATCTATAAAAGTGTCGAGCATTGTCAAGGTCAGGTGTCTATGCCTGGCGCAATTGAAAAGGCTTATTTCATCAAAAAGGCTAAGATAGCGAAGTGGCCGAAACTTCCTTTTGCTGAAGCAACAGATATTGATAAGGTTGCTGTCTATGACGGCGACTTTGCCCTTGCTGCTGATGCGAAGTTTCATCGCATAGACCTTATGCCGAACGAGATGGAGCCTGAAAGTGAGCAGGTTGGGGCGTATGGATCATACCACTTCAACAACAAGGCTACACTGCCTATCCCTGGTACTGCTGAAAAGGCAACTGGTACTATCGCTATGATGAATAACGATGATGTTATCATTGTTATTTTCCAGCGCGACGGCAAGGCACGCATCATCGGTGATCCTGGTTTTCACACAAATGTGAAGCCTGCTCAGAAGTGGGGTAAGAGTTCAAATGATGCGAACCAAACGAGCATAGAGGCTTCTTGTGAGAGCCTTGTTCCGTTACCTTTCTATCCGGGCAAGCTGGTTACTGATGACGGCGAAATTAGCGGTGCTACAGGTCAGTTGATTTCTCCTGCAGCTGCTGGCGTTCCAGGCGGTTAAAACTTCTCTGTTTTATAACATAACTTCTGTTTCAAGGCACGGCCGGCGTTTGCCGTCGTGCCTTCTTTATTAAAATAATTTATTATGAACGTAGATCCTAAATTTACAAAAGAAATTCAGGAGTGGTTGAATCAAGAACCTCTTCCTTTAGATTCTGCTTCTGCAGGTGCTTCTTTGCTTTTGCGTATAGCACCTCGTAATCAAGCTTATGCTCGCTTTCTCTCTTTGTCTCTTCAGCGCCCTGAAGCAATTATTGATAAAATAGTTTATGAGCTGAAGCAACATCTTAAATATCGACTTGACGGCTTAACGCTTGACGAGGTGAATCTCCTTGATAAAGAGGTTATTCCGAGCGCTCAAAAACTTCTCGATAATGGCAAGCCTGCTGCGGATGATGATGCGCTTCTGCTTGATACTGAGAATAAGCCTGTTATTCCTTTGCAGGTCAATATCTCTGATGATAGCGAGAAGCCTTGCTTTGTTCGTCAGTTAGGCCGTCGTGAGGACCACGATAAACTGCCTGAAGATGTGCAACAGCTGTGGGTTGACAACGGTAACCTCTATAAGGATATCAAGGCCTTGTTTGAGGAGCTAAAGGCAATGAATGACTTGCCTTCATGTCAACGCTATGATAAGCTTCAGCTGCTCGCGTCGATGGACGCTAAATATTTTAAGCAGATGGCTGCTTATGATGAAGCTGTCGTTAATACGACTACTCCAACAACGCCCTCAACTGAAAACACGGAAACTACACTTGATAACAGCGTTAATTCTGCACGTAGCTATTTGAGCAAGAATCAATCGAAGCTTGCTACTTTGAAGCTTGCTGTAGAGGGCGAGGGTGCTTCTGATAGTGACCGCGCTACATTTACTGATTTGCTTGCGAAAATGCAACAGCGTGTTGATACTATTCGCAAGGCTGGTGCTGTTATCGGTGATGACTTACGCACAAGTCTTGTTGCTTTAGGTCTTTCTTTCGATGATAAGCAAGAAAATACAACAGAATCTGAAACCGCTGAATAGTACTGCTTTGCAGTGCTATCTCGGTACTGGCATTCACACGCTCGGTCTGCTCGGATGGATACTCGAACAGACTGGGCGTGCTGATGTCTATGTATCGACTTTTTCAACGAGCGAAGAGTTCTTAAATGGCTTTCTTAATCTTCGTAAAAAGGGACTTATTCGTCGTGCCGTAATGGTTGCAGACTTGAAAGCTTCAAAGAAGACGGTCAAGCTCAATCAGCTAATGTCATATTGTTTCGATGCTGCTTACTTGGGCATGAATCACTCTAAAATAGTGCTTGTGCAAACGGATGCTGGGCAGACTATTTCGGTAGCTTCAAGTCAGAATAACACTTACGGAGGACGTGCTGAGTGTACAATTATCTCTACATCACAAGAAATTTTCCTTTCGCTATATGAGGGGTTGAAAAAAATAATTGATAATAGTTGTGAACTAAATGGAATATACAAAAGAGCAATTGAAAATGATAGAAAAGTTAGCACGTCAGCTGACTCCGGCGACTCAGATTGGTTGCCTTTTGGGTATTGACGAAGACGTTTTCTCGCTTGATATTCAGACAAAAGGTAATCCTGCGCGTATCGCATTTTTGAGGGGAATGTCGGTGACCGCTAATGACTTGCGCTGCAAGAACCTTGAACTTGCTGAAGCTTGCGCTCCTTCTGCTATTACACAATGCTTCTCTGACTTGAATAGAATGCTAATCGATTTGCAATAAAATATGAGCCTGCCTGCTAATATTGATGATTATCAACTTAATCTTTTCGCCTCGATTGATGAGATGCGAGAGAAATTGTTGCCGGAACACGTTGTAAAGCGCTTGCTTCGGCTTCGGGCTTTGTACACTTTTTGGCTGAATTATCCTCAAAAAACTTCTCGCGAGATCTTGAAGCATGATCTTGATATGAATGCTGATATCAAGCAGCGTGAGGCGTATGATGATGTGCGTTTGCTGAAGATCTTAATCGGAAATATCGAAAAGGAGTCGAAAGAATGGCATCGGCATGTGTTCAATCAGCGCACGGAAGAAGTCTATAAAAAGGCTATGGCTGCGCAAGATTTTCGGTCCGCCGAAAAGGCAAATGCGGATTATGCAAAATATAATCGTGTTGGTGAAATTGATGCCGTCCCTGTTGATTACAGCGAAATTAAACCGCTTATCATTGAGCCGACGGATGATCCATCTGTTGTTGGCATCAAGCCTGTTAAAGGTCTTCGTGATAAGATTGCTAAGCTTAAAAAGAGGTTCGGTGCTGATCTGGAATATACTGATTTTGTTGAAGTGAAAGAAGATATAAATAGTTTCGAAGATGGCGACACAGGACAGGAAGAAAATCTATCTCAATGATGCGCAATATTATTCTCTTGCGATGTCTCCGCGCAACCTCATTGATGTGTGCGGTCGTGGTATCGGCAAGGGTCTTATTCAAGCTAAGCGCATGCTTGACCTTGTACAGTTCATGCCTCGCTGCTCGATAGGCTTTGTCGTGCCCTCCGTCAAGCGTGGCCTTACTAACATCTTGCCTTCTATCCTTATGCACCTGAATAATTGGGGGTATAAGAAAGATTTATTTTATTGTGTTGGGCATCGCCCTGCTAAGGCATCAAATTGGGCTAAACCAATCTGGGAGCCTGAAAGTTATGATAATGTTGTGTCGTTCTATAATGGTTCATACGTGACGCTTATCTCACAGGATAGAAGTGGTACAAGTAACTCTATGTCACTTGATGCTATTCTTATTGACGAGGCAAAATTCATAGATTTTGAGCAGCTTAAGAATGAAACCTTTCAGACTAATCGAGGTAATGAGATGTATTTCGGGAACTGCTTCCTGCATCACGGATTGACAATAACCTCCGATATGCCTGTAACGAAAGCAGGATCATGGTTCCTTAATTTCGAAAAGCAGATGGACCCGGAATTGGTCGAAGTGGTCGAGGGACTCGTCTTTCAAATTTGGAAAGTCAAGCAAGCTGCAGCTAAATACCCGGAGAGGCAAGCGTATTACGCAAAAAAAATCAATGAATTGCAGTCTACCATTAATGAACTGCGTAGGCATCTTACCTTATATAAAGAGTATTCGAGCCTCGAAAACCTTGCTATCCTGGGCGAACAATTTTTTTATGATCAGAAACGCAACTTGCCTGCGCTCACCTTTGCAACATCTATTTTAGGGCTTCGTATAGGGCTGCAGATGGACGGCTTTTATAATTGCTTACGTCCGTCTAATCTCTACACTGCGCCAAAAACGTCGTATCTCGACGGCCTTGATTATGATTTCAAACGGCTTCAGGATGTCGACTGCAGAATGGATGCTGATCTTGAACCTGACAGACCGCTCATCATCACCTTTGACGCGAATCTAAATATAAACTGGTGCGTTGTCGGGCAGCTGGGGAATGACGGCAAGGCGCGTGTCGTAAATTCGCTATACGTAAAGTATGAACGCAAACTTCCTCAACTTGTTGAAGATTTCTGTAAATATTACGAATATTTCCCTAATCGACAGGTCGTTTTCTACTATGATACGACCTTTATCAGCAATAACTACGCTGTCGGCAATGATGACTTTCACGCTGTTATTTGCAACGGCTTGAAGTCGCACGGCTGGTACGTTAATGACGTGTGTATCGGCAAACAGTGGAACCATATCGAGAAGCAGCTGCTCATCAACAGAATGTTTCAAGGCCGTGCGAAACATCAGCTACTTTTCAATAGAGATAATAACCCTGATCTTCTCCTTTCTATCCAAACAGCAGGCGTGTACATGGGTAAGAAAGATAAGCGAGGGGAGAAGCTCGCGGAGACCGAAGAAGATAAGCTTGAGAATCGTACAGACGGCTCCGACGCTTTTGACACTTTTGCAATCGGTGTAGAGAAATTCCCTACATTCGATATCAACATGTCAGGCGCTGTCGTATCTTCGTTCAACGGACGTTAGGCCCCCAGCCCCTAAAGGGGAGAGTAGGTCGCTACGCGGTGTTTTTGTGTTCGTAGCGAACCTTTTTTTCTTCCAAATCCCAATCTCCTACTTTCAGATTTCGATGCAAAGGTAGAGGCGTCGGTTGTCTGAACCTGTGAACCTGACACTTTTTGTAGTCGGAGCCTCCGTCATTTATTCGCTTCGCTGAAAAATAACGGCATCCAACACCAAAAAGGTGCCAGAACCCCAGCGTTCTGACACCCTGACACCTCTTAACCTCGCATCGGAAATCGAAAGAAGGCGACCGGGCTTTGTACGGAATAAAAAAAAGTTCACTCCTCACGTGGAAATCTCCAGTAAGGCTCTTGAACATTCCCAGAATTTTAACCAAAATGAATATGAAAAAGATTAATTTTTATGAGTATTTACCTCAAAGATTTGCTGCTACAAGCGAGCAAATTGTTATGGTGCGTAACCTTATTTACAATTTCAAAAGTGGTCGCAAGGAGGCTGCTAATTTTGCAGCTGATTTAATTGTACGTTTAATGTGGAATTGGTATGGTCACAGGTGCAATGAATATACGATTGTGTGTGTGCCTGCTTCTTCTAATGCTGAATATCGTCACCGCTTTAGTTACTTCTCTCATGTTGTCGCTTGCCGTTGTCAGCAAGAAAATGCTATGAAACACATTCAAATTTTAGGGAAACGTGAAGCTTTGCATCGCACTGCAAATCATGTTGTGCAGGATAACGCCAACTATCATGTTGTTTTTGATAAAGAGTTCTTTGCAGGGCGCAAGGTTATTATATTCGATGACCTTGTTACAACAGGCGCAACAGCGGAAAATTTTGCAGCACTTTTGCAGGAAACAGGGGCGGAGGTTATGGGCGCTTTGTTCATTGCTAAGTCGGTGAAAGGCATATCTAAAAAATTATATAATCAATATAAATAATCATCATCATGAATAATTCTAATATTTGCAGTTGGGTTAAGGAAGAGCAGCCACGTTTCAAATTTGATAATGTAGGGGGCGATGTAGTTACTAATGCGGAATTGTTGTCTATCATCATAGGGAGTGGCAGCACGCAACTTAATGCTGTTGAGTTGTGCAGGGAGTTGCTGAATAATTGCGGGCAAAGTCTTGCGAGGTTGGCCCGAATGACAACGGCTGAACTTATGCGCTTTGAGGGTATAGGAAAGAGCAAGGCACTTAGCATAAGGGCAGCATTTGAACTCGCGAATCGTAGGCAGGCCGAGCAGGCGCATGATATTGTAGAATTTTCTTCTTCTCTCGCTATTTATGAGTATCTTTTGCCTAAAATGCGCGATTTATCTGTAGAGCAGGGGCATGCGTTGTTGCTTAATCAGCGCTACCAGCTTATTAAAGCGATAAAGATAAGTGAGGGGGGAATAACGGAAACGGCGGTTGATGTTCGCGTTATTCTAAAAGAGGCCTTATTGTGTAATGCTACAGTGTTAGCCTTTGCACATAACCACCCGAGCGGTGGTGTTAGGCCGTCAGTGGCTGACGATAAACTTACAAGGCAATTGGAAAAGGCTTGCGAGGCTGTTCGCATCTATCTCGTTGACCATGTTATCGTTACGGATGGCAACTTTTATTCTTATCGTGACAACGGGAAATTATAAAATTGTTTTTCCAAAGGAGAGGGCAGGCAGCTTTTGAGTTGCCTGCCTTTTTCGTGCCCTCCCTTGCGACCGCAGGCAATTGCCTGCATGATAATTTTGTTTTACATATTCCGCTAAACTCAAAGAGGCAATTGCCATGTCGGGCGTAGGGCGGTGGGGGGTACAAAAAGAGCGAAGTTCGCTTTTTTCTTTCAGTTAAAACGTTTCTCGCTGTAATTCAACGTTTTAACTGCTTAGGGCCGTGCAAAATAGGAATAAAAGCCGTGTTTTGTTGCTCCAATTTCCTCGAAAATCGGAGCCTCGCCAACAAAAACGCCCTTTTTGACTAACATTTTACCTGTTTCTTAAGCAATTGCCTTGCAATTTATTGTTATCGTTTCTTAGTATTCTCATCGCTTTAATTGCTTAAAATATTCCTTACAACGCCTTTTTTGGGTCTAAAATCATGTATTTGTGTTAAAATAGTGTTAAATCCGCAAATATGTATTGCGGATTTAATTTTTATTTCTATCTTTGCAACGTAAACAAATAACAACAACAATTAAAAGGTGAGACACACCATAACAACTGTTCAAAATTATGATTAATTCTTTTGTACTTTCAGCAATTAAAGAAAGCTATTACCTTAACAACAACATGAAAGAGATTTCTTTCAAAGAGTACCTTGAGAATGAGGCTGAGAACGAACCAAACTTCTTTTATGAACTCTTCGAAAATGAAGACTATGAGCAGAATTGGGATACTCTTTTATCTGAAGAAGATAGAGAAGAGTGGAATAATTTACTCAATAAGGCTAATGATATTTGGTCTAAGATGCTTAATGACGAAGAGGAGGAACAGCGTGCACGTGTTAAATCCCACATTGAAGATTTATTTGACGGAAAAGATATAGAGGGTTTCCGCGAGCTTGTTCAAAATCTGAATAGCTATGATAATTTTAGCAAACAATTCTCCGATGTAATTGATATGAACTATATCGACGAAGAGGAATATAAAGAAATCGTAAAAGAGGCTATCACTGAATATATTGAGAACAACGATATAGAAGTAAATATTAAGGTGTTAAATAATGCTGACGTTGTAGAGGATGGAGATAACAGCTTTACTTATAAAGGTGAAGAGTATCAAGGTTTCGATAGTTCGGACGGCGGAGATTTCAATTGCACAAGTTGTGAAAATTTTGATTTAATCAATGAGGCAGTGCAGGTGACTAACTGCGATGATAAAGAAGATTTAACAATGTATTTATGTGGCATGAATTTCGTCTACAAAAATATGATAGATGACGTGATGTGCAAGTTCTATTTCAAATAAATAATCTAATAAGTAGTAACCTTAACGCTGGGCTATCGGCATGACGGGCAATGAATATGAAAACTATTTTTTTAAGCGATAATTTCAAAGGTGTACAATCATTCTGCAAGGAGAACGGACTTTCTTTTTCAAAAAAGCAAGCTGAAAATAACCATTTTGATGTAGAGGTTGCGGTTGAGGATGGTAATTTCGTAGACTTTAGAGTATTTGACCCCTTTCAAAAAATATTCGACGGATATGTCTATCCTGACGGCTGGTCAAATTGGTTATTGGACTATGTAAGTGAAGATGAGGAGGAAGATGAATAATAAAAAATAGCCCTCTTATAAGTAGTAACTTTAACGCTGCGCTATCGGCATGACGGGCAATAAATATGAAAAAAGGTTTCAAAAAACATGAGGTGCAATGTACATGGTATGCAAATCAGAATGTAGGATGCAGAAGTATTTTCGAGTTAGATATAGAAATCAAGGCGTTTCGCTGGGTATCTTCGTCTTGGAATGGACTTTGTTACGAACGTGCAACCTTTTTCTGCTCGGATGCTGATTTTAAGAGATTACAGAATTTTCTTTCATCTTACACTGATTTTGAAGGTGTTACAATTGAATAAACATTATCTATTAGCCCTCCTGCTACGAAGTAAGAGGGCATAATTATATCGTGTAATTCACTTGTTTTTTTATAGCGAAACAAATTTGTTTCATTTTTGCACGAGATTTTGTTTGCACTTTTGATTTTCTTTTGTATATTTGCAGTGTACAAATAAATAATTAGCACATGAAAAATGTAACATTAAGAATTGATGACGCTCTCTACAACGAAATGAGCAAGAATGAAGGTATTTCATTTAATGAACAGATTAACGCTTCCTTACGCAAGCTTTCTGCAATTGAAAAAGCGAGCATGAATGAATTGCGCGGACGTTTCGAAGGTTCAGAATGGAAAGCTATTGTTGATAGCCTGAATGGTACTTATACACAAGACGAAACTTTTCGCTATTCGCAAGATGCTCTAATAGCACACATGGAGGATAGCGATTTATATGAAGGTATCGGCGCAAAGTGGAACATCGATGTAAAGTCGCTTTGCGAAAAAATAAAGTCTTTATCGTCTGCGCAAATAGATGCGCTTTATTGTCGTGTCGAGAAGTTTTGGGAACATCCTGATATCGACCTCGACGCATGGGCTTTGTTTTGAAAAGTAGAGTATAAAGCTCCTTTTCGGAGATAAATTAATATTTTGTGTTAAAATAGTGTTAAATCCGCAAATATAACTTGCGGATTTAATTTTTTATCTTATCTTTGCAATGTAATCAATTAACAACAACAATTAAAAGGTGAGACACACCACAACAACTGTAAGGCTTATGACAACAATTGAGAATCTTCTAAAGAAATTAGACGGCGTTAGAGTTCACACTGCTGGTACTGGTTCTATTTATGTATATTACAACAATCTTAAAGTTAGAGTATCGGACCACGAGCCAAATTATGGCGCACCTAACCGACATAACGATAAATGTTTTTATCTGAAAGATATTGATGGTCACATCTTTGACATATATAATGTTGTCGAAGAAGTAGCTGAATATTTACAGATAGAAATTAAAGGCACGCTAAAAGGCATGATTACTAAGCATCTTAATGCGGAAATGAAACTTGCTGAAGAGCGGTTCAAGTTTCATTTAGCTGCTGAAAAAGAACGCGAAGAAGCTGTTGCAATCTATAATGCAAAATGCGAAAAGTTGAAAGCGATTGTTGATGCAAATAAGGAGGAAGTAGAGAAGATGTGGAAAGAGGCAGATGCATACGGCGACCAGGCAAGTAATGGAGATAAGCGTCGCAAACGTAGAAGCAAGATGTTTAATCGACTTTTTTCTGCAAGATTTGGTTTTGAACCTATTAATTCAGAAATTAGAAAATATTTGATGAATGAATAAATACATATTACAAAAGAGCAGCACCCGGCCTAATGGCTGGGTACTGACGGATAGAGAAAACGGTATCGTTATCACTTTTGATGAGGGGTTGTTCAACGAAAGTCAGAATGTTACACCTCTTGAAGATGTCAGTCACACGCCACAAGAACTTGCTCGTATCATGCGAGAGATGGGCGAATGGGTTGCACGTTATCATGGTGCTATATGCTTCAAAGATACTTTTGTTTTTGAATTTAGTGAGGATGAAAGTGAGTTGTATCTTGTACGCACAAAGGCTCCGTGTTGGCGACTTGTTCTAAATAGAGGCGAATTTGATAATATTAAGCTCGCAACATCTTTGCGGAAAGCAGCCGAATTTCTAACTAAAAAAGTGAGATGATGAAAAAAATTGCTATTGTGAGAGTGGCGCATCAGCATGGAGTTACAATTCCGATGATCGCCGATAAATTAGGATTGAAAGAACGTACGCTATCCTGGCGTATGGCACAAGATATGCGCTTAAGCTTTCTTTATGATATTGCACAAGCAATAGGTTGCGATGTAACAGATTTATTTGTAGACGTTTGATATTTCCATTAAAAGTGTTAAATCTTCTATTGATAACAAAAAAGTAAGCAAAATATTTGGTGGTTGCTTACTTTTTTGTTATCTTTGCATTGTGATTAAAACAAAGAGCTCTTTTATTTTATGAAACATTCAGAACTTATTCGTAAGTTGAAGAAGGCAGGATGCCTTTTGAAACGACATGGTGCTTCGCATGATGTTTGGCTTAATCCTAAAACAGGAGCGAGAACAACAATACCGAGGCACGGAAGCAAGGAGATTAAGGAGAAAACAGCTAAGTCTATCCTTAAAGACCTCTTGAATGAGTAAAGGAGGGCCACCTGCAATAGGGTGGGTGGCTTCTCTTTTTCTTGAATGAATATAGATGTGATAGGACATTTTAAAAATATTATAAATATGGAAAAGATTATTGCAAAAGTTGAACGTGAGCCAGGCGAGAAAAATTTTTCTTGTGTGCTTGAAGTGGATAGTGTTAAGGCGCGTGTTCTTGGTCAAGGGAGTTCTGCAAAGGCTGCAATTGCCGATATGCTTTCAGGCTGGGAGGACACTAAGCTTGATTTGAAAGAGGATGGTATTAGAGTTCCTGAATTAGAAATTGAATATACTTTTGATGTAGGGGCTTTATTTAACTATTATGACTTTATAAATGTTGCAGGCGTTTCAAGAGAAATTGGTGTCAGCGAAGCTGTTATGCGTCAATATGCTGTTGGTACAAGGAGACCCAGCCAGNTGATAGGACATTTTAAAAATATTATCAATATGGAAAAGATTATTGCAAAAGTTGAACGTGAGCCAGGAGAGAAAAATTTTTCTTGTGTGCTTGAAGTGGATAGTGTTAAGGCGCGTGTTCTTGGTCAGGGGAGTTCTGCAAAGGCTGCAATTGCCGATATGCTTTCAGGCTGGGAGGACACTAAACTTGATTTGAAAGAGGATGGTGTTAGAGTTCCTGAATTAGAAATTGAATATACTTTTGATGTAGGGGCTTTATTTAACTATTATGACTTTATAAATGTTGCAGGCGTATCAAGAGAAATTGGTATCAGTGAAGCTGTTATGCGTCAATATGCAGTTGGCACAAGGAGACCCAGTCAAGAGCGTAAGCAACTGATTGTTCAAGGCATCAAGTCGCTCGCTAAGAAAATAGAAGTAGTGAGTGTTTATTGATAGAATATTGAATGCTTCATGCTTCAATTAAGTAAAAGAACTCTTGCCTCTTGTGCGTGAGCATGGGAGGCTTTTTTATGTGTATGACTATGTGTATAAATTTAGTTGTAAAATAAACTCTCTAATCGTTTGCCGGTTAGGGAGTTTTTATTTACTTTTGCATATACCAACTTTTCATAAAGTTGAAGGTTATTTGTATAGGCTTTTTGCTTGTGAAAGTAGAAAGCCATTTTATCATGAAATATTATAACTCTTAATTATATAACGTAGTAAAAGTAAAAAAATGGAGAAGCACACCTTTACTGTCATTGATATTGAAACAATGACACCTGAAAGAACGAGTGCCTGTGCTTTGGGCCTTGTTCGTGTAGAGAACGATGTCATCGTTCAAAAGTTTTATTCTCTCATCAAACCTATCCCTGATGATAGAACAGTTACTAACACCCATGTTCATGGGATTACTCCCGAAATGGTTGAGAATGCCCCTACTTTCCAAGAATTATGGCCTACAATTGAACATTATATATCAGGGCAAGTGTTGGCAGCTCATAACACCTCTTTTGACCTCGATGTGTTGGAAAAGGTGTCATTGCATTATGGCATAACAATTTCAATTCCAGGCATTGTTGACACATTCACCTTAACGCAACTCTCTTTAGAGGAAACGTGCAAGGTGCTGCATGTTGATTTAGGGAAACATCATGATGCCCTTTGTGATGCTACAGCTTGTGCAGAGATAATCCTTGTGTTGTCGGGCGTGGAATTACCCAGGCCTACGGAAAGCATCCCGCATTTTGTCAAGCCTAAAGAAAAAACATTGAAAAAAGAGACAAAACAACCTTTATCCCCTGAAGAAGTGGAGAATAAAGAAACTCCTTTCTTCATGAAAAGAGTTGTGCTGACAGGAAACCTTGAAACGTTCCCTGCTCGAGAAACTATTGCAGAAGTACTCAAAGCGTATGGTGCAGACATTAATACCTCTATATCTAAAAGGACTGACATTGTTATTGTCGGTAAAGGGGCAGGCCCGTCTAAAATGCAGAAAATAGAGGAATTGCAAGCACAAGGTCACAATTTAAGAGTTATAGAAGAACCTGAATTGCTTAGCATAATGAAAGAATTTAATATTGAATTCTAAACTTTTCCCCGAAATCTCTTGCAGGTTTCGGGGATTTTCTTTAATTTTGCCATCGGTTAAAAGATAATGGTAGACCATTCCGGCGAGCAGCGGTTACTTGCTCGGCAAAATTGCTCGGGCTTTTTTTATGCCCACAACTAATATATTTGGCGGTTGCCTTCTCGTAGATTTTCAAAGCTCTTCGGAGTGGAAGCATTATCTTTTAACCAGCGAGATTGGCGACCGCCTTTCTCGTTTTACCGGCAACGCAGCGGAACTGCAGGAAAGGTTAAAAGATAATGCAATATGCAGCAACAAACTATCCAATTTGACGGAGCGCAAATTCAACAGCGCGTCGATGTTCGCGCAATGTTTGCGAACGCAGTAAATTCAGTAAACAACTATCTTAACCAGCGCAGCGAGGTGTATTCGCGGTTGTGTGACTTCTCCGTGACACGCCGCACGGTGCTCTACATGCACTTAGGTACAATCTGCTTAGGTGTGAGCGTCTTTGCGGTTGTCTCTCACCCTCTCGTAGCTATTCCTGCTGCTGCCTGTGCAGGCTGGCTTGTGTATAGACTTAACAATAAAGAAAAACGAAAAAAGTAACACTTAGTTAGTCAGCAGCACAATTAATAGTGTAAGTCGGTTGTCTTGATGCTGGATGATTCGACTTGCACGTAACTCTTTACTAAATAATAAAAGGAAAATGAAAACATCTATAGTTGATAGATATTTCTCTTACACACGTACAAATGTAGAGAAAAATTGGCTTAAATTGCTGCATAACACAATTTACAGAGAAGATAAACTTTTTAATATGATTTCGCTATGACAAAGTTAAATTTAAATCAGCAAGCAACTGAAGCTTTAGAAGATCTTCTTGATACTAATGCACTTGAGGTGAGAATATCTCTTTGCAATGATATTACAGACAAAATTTTGTCAGGCGATGATTTTTCTGATGAAGAGCTGCTTGATTACGTGCGCAGCTTTCACGCGCTTAGAAGACAATTAGAAACAATTTTAAAAGGTAAAAAAGATGAATGAGATTAATAAAATAGAGCGTAACGTACTTGATGCGTACTTTAGCACGCGTGTTAATAACGCTCCTCCTCCCTCACAAAGTAATCTTTTTGTCGCTGACAACAAGACTACACTTGAAATTGTCGAGGCGTTAGATAGTACTTATCCGCTTACACAGCAGGATGTTGTTAGCTATATGACAGAACATGGTTACATACTCGAACCTGATGAATCGGGTGGGCTGATTTGGAAAATTTGGAGGCTGAGATAATTTTTTCTCAGTTTTGAACGTAGAAATACATTTTTTTACATATCTTTGTTTTAATATTCGCCTGGTAACAGGCANNNNTCGCGAGGACGTCTGCAGTTTTTTATTGTATACAATCTACCTACCTTATATTTGTATTTTTGTTAACTTGTATTCTCCGCTATCTTTGTGTTGTAAATCGATTTGATATGATTACTATCTTAAAATCTCTTGCAGGCACCTATTTCAGTGCATCAATTCCCGATATATCCTTCACGATTGGGGGCAGTCGCGCAGGCGTTGTCATGACAATTGACGGCGTGCGAATGTATGACGAACATCTGTATCA